GGCCATTGACGTTCCAAGGGTGAGAAATCTCCAAGTTCTTTAGACTTGTATAGTGGCACAAGTCGGTTGGTAGTTCTTGAAGTACGGCGAAGGTTAAAGACCTCTAGCCTGTCAAAACCAATATTAAGTGATGTAGCGTGACGCCTATATTCACCCTCCCACTGGGAAAGTAAAGATTGCACCATTCGAAAACGTTGACTAGCTGGAATATGCACAGACTCAGAAGTAATAACATCAATATCACGACTGTACTCAGTCATTAAAGCCCACAAAGACTCACAGATAGCAGCTATACCAATGGCATTAATAACTACATCTGACAATTGTTCAATAGACAAGTTAATGGTATGTAAGTGCTTTTCTAGTGCTCTTTTAGAATAAAAAGATAAGTCAGTAGGGGTAACCCACTCATAATAGTAACCCTCAACCATAACTTTAGTGCTACTTGAGTAGTTTCCAGTTAATCTTAAAATACCATTACGTTCATCAACACTATATTGAGAAGCTGCCAATGCTGATGCTGCTCCGGAGTTAGATGTGTATACAGCTACCCACAAAGAGTCTGAATCAATATTAATATGGTCTAACTCGTAAGTGCGTCCTACAACATCAAAAGATGCTTGAAAGAACTTAGGGAAATCCCTGAGATAAGTTCTTGCAATATTTTCAATATCTGCCTGTGTTGCCATATAACCAGTCTATCTCAAGTAGGGGTGTCAGCGGAGTCTTTACCTGGCACAGTCTTCTGCATTGGTTGGTTTACAGCTGGTTGTTCTGGGCGCATTGCGCCAACACTTGTTATACGCCTAATTCTTATTTCGTCAGGAGTACCAGTTGGATTAGGAAGCTTTTCTATCATAAAGCGCGTATAAACCAACGCATGGTTATGTTAGGAGGAATAACACTGATAGCAGTACTAGCCCCAGCACCACCACCAGTTTGTGCAGCTACATTTTCTGCAGTGTTTCCAGTACTAGATTCACTAACACCTACATGCTCTGGGAACACAATAGGGTGTTGGTGTGAAGGGGCATCAGCAGTTTCTGCCGACCAGTGCATTTGCATACCACTTATGTTTGCTCCAAAGAATGTGTTAAGACCATCAGCTACACCATCTGCAGTAAATGAAAACGGAGCTACAAACCCAATATTACCACCCAAACCATCAGCTGTTCCGGGTATAAAAACGTTAAGTCTTGTAGCAAAATCTCCAGATAGTCCATCTTGGGTCTTTGTACCCAAGTGACTATGAACCCCACCAGAGTTAGTGTTTTGTTGGGCATGGGTATGCTTTATAGGGTGTGTGTGGTTGCCAACCACATGAGTGTGCACAGGTGAACTATGGGCATGTGCAGGTAGATTACCCTCACTTAAAGTGACTGTTGCTGCTCCACTAATAGTACCTGGGGTACTTGATCCTTGAATGAACTTGTTTGATAAATCTGGCAATTTAAAAAGTGTATTATTATTAGAAGTTCCGTAAGTGGTACCTAACAAGTTATACAAAACAGCATAGTCTGATTTAGCTATATCTTGCCCATTACATTCAAACCAAAATGTTTTACCAGCAGGGTTTGGAGTTGTAACATTGCTTGGCCACATAATTATTGAACCAATCGGAGTTACAGACCCAGATTCAGTCTGTAGTAATAGCTCTATCCACTTGCCATCTTTTTTGATAAATGTACCTGAACTACCAGCTACTGTGGTGTATCTGTAGTAAAAATCACCATCAATGCCAACACTATCACTGGGGTTTGAACTACCCCTAAAACTAATACTTGATGAAATGTTTACACGCTTGTCTACTATGCATGAATCAGATATGGCTGAAGCACCACTTCGGTAAATAGCAGCTAAAACAACATCCGTTGTAGAGTCAATATACGATCCAGTTGGAGTGTTTAATCTGTCTGCTGATTTTGGAAAAGTAGGGTTACTGGCACTTTCAATACCAGCCAAAGCAACAATTGAAACAATTTTAGTTGTTGTGTTTAAACGTGCAACAATTAAGTCAAATCTATTTGTAGTTGACGTTGGAACTGTCGGTAGATCTTTTTGAGGAATACCAGTTACTGAGTATATCTCTCCCCTTACGCAAACCCATCCTGATTCAATTTGGACTTTGTACTGACCAGTAGCAACACTCACTTTACAGCCAGTAACTACACCAGTTGACCGGTCTCCCAATATTTGAAAATCAAGAGAATCCGGCTCAGCCTGGTCTAGGCTAATAAAATGACTGTTGCTATCTGGAATATCAGTAGCGTTAGGGATTATGAAGGGCATGTATACCTCAGGCCATAGTGTCGTAAATATTACCGTTATTACGGAGGTAGTTAAACAAGTCTTTTGGCAACTTGTAACTCTTTCCGTCAACAAAATCAAACTTGTCTTGACCCCAGAACATAACCCATGTTCCCTTAACTCTTGCTTTTACAAAATTAGGGTCAGACGAAGAAACAATGACGGGTTCGTCAATGACTACTTCATCGTGTTCTACTGGTTCTGCCCAATTTGTGGTGGTCGTAATCTTGCGAGCCATAATATCTCCTTGTAGTTATGTGCTTATAAATGGTAATGGGTGGGGGTTTCTGCCCCCACCCATATTACACCATTCGTACCCTTAAATGGGTTACGATTCCTTACCTTTTTAGGTTCAGGAAATGGCGCCACCAAGCGTGTTGAGAATAACACGCGACTCGTGTGTAATCACACCAAAGCCCCAGATGGCGTACCAGGCAAGACCGTGCTCACGACCAAAGTCAATGACACCACCGTCACGCAATTCAACCGGAAGGCTGATGGCATGACCAAAGGAGTTGTCACCAATCATGATGGCGTTGTAAGAATCGGCATTTTCCTGGAAGCCAGCAGTACCACTGGTGTCAAGGGTTGAACCCATGCCATAAAGAGGAGCAGTGGCTGCAGTAGCATCCAAGCCCTTCTTAACCTGGGTGGTTTCAATGAACACGACGTCATACAAGCGGCCAATTTCACCGAGCATGAAGTTGCCCGGAGCAGCGTACTTGGTGACTTCAATGAATTCCGGCCAGTCACGGAGCGAACGGCTCTGCGATGGGTGAACGAAACACACATAGGTGTCGCCCAAACGCGGGATGTTCTGACCAGCAAGGACTTCAACTGCGTCCTTGATGGACGCGGGGCTCAAGTAACCAGGCGACGAAGCGGTACCAAGGGTACCTGCGTCGTACGGGCTGATAGCTCCACGGGTGGTAGCAGCCTTGCGACCAAACACAACGCTCGGAGGAACAGCTGATCCACCACCGAACGGGATACCGTTCTTGTAGAGGGTGTTACGAGCCTGAATGTCCATGCTCTGTGCCATGTGACGACCAAGCAGACGTGAGGACGAAGCCATGACGTCATCGAATGATGCATTGAGCAACAATTCGGTAACGGCAACGGCCTTACCCTGTTCTGACACGGTGATCTGAATCTGGCTAGCTGACAAAGCTGACGGTTCCATACGTGAACCTTCAGTCAAGTTAGCTCCAGCTGATTCATCAACCGTAAGGTTGTTGTAACGCATGAAGTTAATGGTCAAACCTGGCATAACACCGAGTTCCGTCTTCTTCACAGCGAACTGTTCAAAGCGTAGAACCGGCATAGCCTGGAAAAGGATTTCCTTTGACCAAATTTGCTGGATTGCGGGAGATAGAGCCGAACTACCGTCAGTGTATCCTGTTACTTGGTTGCCTGAGCCACCAGTATAAGTACCTGTTCCGGTAATTGCTCCACCTGCGGGTGCGGGTAATGCCATTTTAATATCCTCCGATGGATAGGTTGTTGGGTTTAATTACTAGTAACGGCCTCTAGGAGCCCGTGTTGCTGACATAAGTCTTTCACGCATTTTTACGTATTGATCCATCGGCATATTACGGATATCTTCCGCGCTGACCGTTTGGTAGTCCGTTTGGTTGTCCAGTGGTCCAGAGGGGGGCGCCGTAGTGGTAGTCCCTTTCAAGCGAGGGGGGCTCGCTTGCTGGATTGATTCAATTATAGCAGTACTTCGATCACGAAGTACTGTAATGCTATGTTCAATCTCTTCTTCACTATTACCTGCTACAAGATCTCGTAGTTCAGGAATAATCGTGTCAGTCTCAGACTGGATACGTCGTTGACGAT